TACCTCAGTCATAAAGCCAACAACATCAGGGTGATTACCAAGTCCACTCATGTATAGAATCTTAGAGATTTTGTCGCCTCGCGGTAAGCTGAAGGCACGTTGCGCTGTCAACAGGTTAGCTTCTAATTTATCGCCTCCATATTCAGGATCCGCCTTTGCTGCATCTACCCATGATGCAATGGCTTTTTGCTGCTCTTGCACTTGGCGTTGTTGCATCTGAACACCCAAATCAACAAGCTTTTGCACTGCTTCTTGAGGCATCTTGAATTGTTGGCCAAGTTCTTGGAGCACCTTTGAATCATCACCGTTCAACTCAAAACCTTCAGGCATTGTGAAATCGGTATATGCAATAGGTTGCTCAACAGCAGGATCTTGGCCTAATAGGGTTTCAGGCTTCGTAGGCTCTGCGGGTGGTGTTGCAGGTGTATCAGTCACAGGCGCAGTTGTAGCCTGCGTTTCTACAATTGTAGTTGCAGGGGTTGTTGTTTCAACTGGCGCTGTCGTTGTCGCCGTGGTTGAGGTATCAGTTGTCGTCGGAGTGTTGTTCGTTTCGCTCATGGCTCACCTTCTCGTCTAAAGCTTTAAGTTTTTTGAAATGTTCACATTGCATGGCAATCCATGCGTCTGTATTTGCTTGTGTGATTTCTCCAATGATGAAAAGACCCATCTCACGGCGACCTTCCATAAATGCGAAATCACTTGGGTTTGTTCCACTGGCATATGTAGGTTGGAAAACGGCTGCACGCTCAACTAGTCGTGATAAAACGCGTTTTCCGTAATCTGTACTAAGCAATGAGCGCAAGTCATTCAGCTCTTGTTCACGTTGGTTCTTAATCTCTTGCGAACGATCAGTGCTCATTAAAAGATTCCTCCCTCAACAGCAAGGTCAGTCAATGCCTCTGTGTCTGTATCACTGACTGTTTTTAATGTGTTGGCTTGCTGATTTTGTGTAGCTGCTTGCTGTTGTGCTAAAGCCTGCTGTTGCATCATTTGTTGTTGCTGAGCACGACTAGCACGCAATTGATTGGTCTGCTGTTGGCTACGGAAGATCGTAGGTGAAGCACCAATGGTGTTTGCATATTCATCGATATATTTATCCGTATCGAATTTATCCAATACATCAGGGTTGATCTGAGCAACCGTAGAAATCATTTGCAGCATGCGTTCAAGGTTTGTCGCGCCTGTTGCACGCTGTGCCATTGCTAGAATTGACACAAATTCGATTTTGATGTCTGCATCTTGTATTTGCGGTGGTGCTGATTCACGCAAAAACTGTGTAGTCTCCAAAACACGAGCAACGCATATTTCTACCAATGGGCGTAATAGCTCATCGATTTGACGTTCCACTACTGGTCCAAGCATGAGCATCTTTTCAGATTTACGCTCATATACCTCAGTTGCAGTCATACGTCCTTGATCATATGCATCAAGCATTAGGAAAAGATCGGTATACATTGCGCGCTTAACACGCTCTTGGTTCTGCGCAACGATTGCAGCAACGCCTTGTAAATCGAATTGAACATTCAGCATAGGCTGAACTTGTGCTACTTGGCTTGTTGGTGTTGGGTTGTAATAGGCAATGCCGTTCGGTAGCGTTTCGCGCTCCTGACCTTTGAGATATGCAGGTAACAACATTGGTGGACTAACCTGATAATCCACGCCTTTTGCAATTTGTTGATGTCCCTTCTGTAAGGCGCGTAAATCACCTAAGCAATCGCTTGCAGGGGATTCACCATAAATATCGCTACTGGATACTGTCCAGCGACCAACAATCACCTCAAAGCTATTTAAACCACTTTCACGCAGCAATTTGTCTTGGGTGCTTTCCTCAAAATAGATCGATGCAAACGGCATGTTTTTAGCACCGTAGCCCTTTGCACCTTCACGCGCATAAATTGCATGGTGGATGGTGTATTCCTGCTCTGTGTTATCCGCTTCATATGCGGTTTTGATTGAGTCGGATACGTTTTCAATTCCAAATTGTTTAACAATGTTGGCAACGGTTAGTTTGAACTTTCGGAATACGCCATTAGGTTTATTAAACTGATCAACAGTGATTGCGAACTCACCGAATGACATGGGAATCATGTCCATCAGCTCAGCATCAGGTGAACGAGGCGCTAAAGCTGCACACGTACCGAAAGCACCCTCTTGCAGATAATTATTGTGCATCGTGCGATACACATTACTTTTGGCAAAGGTTGCATAACAAACGTCCTGCAAATCTTTAAGCCATTGCTTCACCTGAATGTCTTTTTTCAACATCGGGTCAGATGCTTCAATAACAAACCACGGTCGGCTTGGTGACATTGTTCCAGACAACATACCCGCAGCAAGGACTTTCAAAGAGTCCTTGCCAGTGTTGTCTACGATCTTGCGCCAAGCAGTACGATCATGTTTTTCCTGATTCTTAATGGCTTTAATCGCAACAGGCAAAACGTGCAATGCAATCTCAGCACAATGATCGTCATAATCACTGACACGGTTATTCCATACAGTATCGAAACGCTTTTTAAGCTTTTTGATTGCATCTTCGTTCATATTAACGCCCTAAAAGTGTTTTCTTGCCTAAGCGTAATTCTTCGTCATCAACGCCTGTTGAATCGGTATATAGCGTGTTTGCAATACCGCCTGACATAGAGTTTTGCGCTTGCTGTGCGCGGTCAATCACAGCAGATGAATCCGCTGCTTTACTTTCCTGCTTGGTTGGTTGCGCAGGTGGAGCAACAACCTTTGCCTTTTTAGGATCCATACCGAAAAGCTTTGCTGTTCCATCGAGAACGCTATTGCCGCCGATCAAAATATCTCCAAGACTACTGCTACACATGGTCATATCTCCTCATTTGTGTTTTCACATTCTGACATTGGCAATTCACAGATTGCCCCTTTCCTGTTGACACTACGCATATGGGTCATAGTCACGCCGTGCATTAGCGCTGTTGATCATCTGCATGATGTGGCGTTTTGGTGTATTCATTTGCGCCATGATGATTGCTGAGCCACGGTCAGGGCTTCGTCCAATACGCTTCACAATGTCCTCACGCGACTCAGCTTTAATATTCTTCCCCTGCAATGACCAGCGTGGAGCGGTAAGGTCTGCAAGCAATTTAGGGTCAGGAGGTAGCGCAACGACACTGCCATATGCTGGATCGAGTATTTCTCGGAACTGCCACCATAGTTGTGAGCGCAGGTTGAAGAAGCTTAATTGGCCTGAACGGTCGAAAGATGTTGCCGACTGTCTTACATCGACTGGAACGACATGCATGCCTGATTGGTGAAGGAAGTCATAAGGACTTGCACCAACGCCAATCACATCAATGTGAATTGGCGCATGGTCGCGGGTATTACCTACGGCGAATGATGCTACACGTGGCCCATCTAACGAATCTGAGCCTGCTAATGTGTCTGCATCCGCATACCAGTGCTGATAACGTGCATATCCAATCGTTTCATCCCGTCCACCGCGTGCAACGTCCAAGCCGTATGCATCCATTTCAAAGTTATTAGGATTGAGCATGCGCATTTCATCTAATGGCTTCCAACGTGCCTGCGCTGCTTCAACCCATGCAGTAGGGATGATTTGCCATGGATCGTCCTCAATACCCGCACCGAAATCACCGTATAGCATTTGAGACCTCAAAGGTTCAGGCAAAGCTTGCAAGGTACTCATGTAGCCTGTTTCCATGTAGTACTTGTTATCTGTTACACGCGCAGGAATGAACGTGCGCGATTTAGGTTTGATGATTAATTCAGGTTTATATTCGCTTGGATCAAACTCATAACAGGGTTCACCATCAACCAAGACGAATGGTTTCTCGTTTGGAACTTCTGTCTCTTTATCGTTGATTCTAGCCATCCAACGAATCTCACCGGGTTGTGCAGGATTTGGATAACCTTTCTGCAACCATGGTGCAAAGTAATCCAATACCCAACGTCCTTCGGCTGTTGTTGGTGGGTTGAAGGTCAACAGACATTTAGGCTTGATACTTGGGTCGCTGGTACGGTTCCACCCCATAACGAAACGTGCTTGAGACTCCCGAATCTCTGTAGCCTCATCGAGTGCTTTAAGATCATGCGCACGGCCTTGCCAACGCTTCTCATCCCCGATGTTATCCAAGCCGCCAAACTCCAAAAGGCGACCATCATCCAAGCGCCATGCAGATTTCTGCGAGTTATAGCCGTTCTTATGCCCGATGATTTCCTCAATACGCTGAACAATACCGTCTGTCTGTGCTTTCTCACGGCGCACAATCAACACACGCTTATGAATATTTAGTGAAAGACCTGCCAACAGATCTGTTTTACCCCCACCCGCAGCACCGCCATAGCCAATCACATCAGCTTCAGATAAATATGCCGCCATTTGAGGGCCTTCAAGTGGAAACCAAATGGGTGCATCCGCAAGCAGCTTGATTACTTCTCTGTGCTCATCTTCATCCAGTGACAGCAAATACTGCTCGATTTCCTTATCGGTCATCTCAGCAAGCAATGAGAGGATTTGATCATCGGGTGATTTGGTCATTCACTCACCATACACACAGGACATTCAACTAATTCAGGCACCACAATTTTGTCATTCTCATCAAACTGACACTCGCCCATTGCAGACCAATAAAGCTTGCGCAACTCTGGTGTGTCTTGCAGGTTGAGGAATGCAAGCTCAAATTGGTAGGTGCATGAAGTGTTGTGACTAGGGTTAATCATTTCGCCTTCTCCTTTGCCTTTTTCAATTTGGCTAAAGCAGCAAGCTTTTTGCTGTTATTCGCCGTGTCTGTTAATGGGTTTTCAGGGTCGTTGCTGTGCTCGACTCGATCCTTAAACATCCCAATATGCTGACCTGCTTTGAGCATTGCGGTGATTTGGTCATGCATTTTGATTTCAATGCCGTGTTGCCCCTCTTTGATGCCTGCATATAGCAATTTGGCTTGGGCGCTTACTCGTGTTGTATCTTCAATGTAGGTAGACCCGCAGCCTTGTCCTCTACACTCAGGGCAAGCAGGGTTTGGTGCTTTTGTCTTGTCAAAATCAAAACCGCCATCACAATCAGGCTTAGGTTTTTTATTCACTTTTGCGTTGTATTCAGCTTGGTGATACTCACCTTTTGTCCATTGGTAATAATGATCTTCGCCCCAGCAATATCTGCAATTCACCCGCATAAACCTGATTAATTCATTTGGATCAGCTGTAGCAATTTCCCACAAGCGATTCAAAACTTTGTCTTGTGTAATCTTGGTGCGTTCTGCAAGTTCCGCTTCGCCTTTTGCAATTGCTTCGCGAATACTAACTTTTGCTAAGTTTTGTGCCCCAATCTCGTTTGCAGTTTTTTGCGAATACCCAGCGCGAATAGCAGCTTGCGTAGCGTTACGATCAATTAGGTATTCATCAACAAATCGCTGTTGTTTCCCACGTAGAGACATTAAATCACCTCCTTGTAGCAATACTTGGTACAGATACGCCTGCACATCTCATGTGAAATGTCGTACTTATGCGCTAATTGACGGTAAGACAGACCTGAGGTGTGTAGTTGACGAATGTTTTTGATGTCGTCCTCGGACACTTTAGGTGCTGAACTACGCTTCACTTTGTCTTTGACGTGAAATTCAGTTAGGAACGCAAGTACTGGCATCGTTACAACTCCCATACTTCAAGCTCAACTAAACCGCCTTTCACGATATTTCCACGCTTCACATTAATTTCGTCAAACTGCTCATCATCAAGGCATAACCCTGCTTTAACGAGACTGTCGAGCAATGCTTTCAGGTGGTTATCAATGTCACGGCGAACTTTGTTGGGAAAGTGAAACATCACATGCATTTTTAAACGCTTTTCGCTGTATTTGGCTTTAACAATCACAGCAACTAAATCCTGAAACTCTCTGCCCTTTTCGCTGATATATCGACGCTTACCACTTGATAACCAGTAGTGATTTACTGACGGTGGTGTCATGGCAATTTCACACTTCAAGATTTGATTCATTTGCTCACCTTGTTGTGCCAAACACGTTCACCGTTGACGGTACCGAAACCACAAATCAGGCAAGCAATGTCGAATCCATGTGGGCAATGCGGTTTACTGAGCATTGCTTGGATATTTCGTTGCTGTCTACGCTGCTGTATTACGCGCTGTCGCATTTTTCTTTTCATTGGTTACCAACCCTAGCATCAGCCCATTTGCATTCCACTGTCGCTAAGCCATCATGTTGGAAGCGAGACCAAAGACGATCCCCTAGATCCATTTTGAGCGCCTTCAATGTGAAGTTTGAAATCAACATGGTCGGCTTCTTCCAGTCATAACGTGCTGTTAGGACTCGGTGAATGATCTCCAAGCGCTTATCGCGATCATGCAAGCCGTACTCATCAACGATCAGCAAGTCATACTGAGAAAAATCATAAATAATCGATGCTTCTGATTGATCTTTCGTGTCCTTGTCCCATGCATTCATCACACGCTGTGCAAGTTCTTCACTGGTGATGTATCGAACGTAAAGGCCCTTTTTCAAAAGCGCTTTCGCTGTTGCACACCCCAAATGCGTTTTACCCGTTCCTGTAGATCCAACCATGATGAAATTGGATTTCTTCCCCTCCATGAGTGCTTGGGCATAAGCAATGCATTGGCTCAATGTATCGGCTTGAGCTTGAGTGTTTGTACGGTAGTTGGTGAAAGCTGATTCAGCATGGCGTTGTGGCAGCATTGCCCCGCCTAAGTGTTTTTCACGAACCATTTGATCAACGCGTGGTTGGTCAGATACTTGGATTTCCTTCACGTGTTCTACGGCGCACTGTGGGCAGATATGATTTTCACCCGCTTGGATTTTTTGCACCTGGTGGATCGAGCAAATGTGTTCAGTAACCTTGAAACTTTTCGAGAAATCAGCAAATGCATTCATCGTAAATCCTCCGGTATTTGGACAGTTCCATGGAATGGACGATCATCGGATTGAGGTTCGTGCTTCCATGCGTCATTGACGTTGCTTGGATTTGGTTTTTCAGATGTGGGTTTGCCAGATGTTTTTTTAGAATCGCGTTCAGCCTTCGCCAATTGCTTTTCAAATTCCTGAAATATCCACGTTGCAAATTTGTGATGTTTTTGGTTGTCAGTGAGTTGGTGATTCTTCTCGTGGTGGGTGTTGAAGTTCCCAAGGAAAAATTGAAAATCTTCCATGCCTAGAATTTCAGAGACACGTTGAGAATATTTTGTTGTTCGCAGAATCGTGCTCAGTTGCTCAAGATTTGGATTCCAGAAATTTTGATTTTCTTCGCCCGTGTTTGTGTGTGTATTCTCTTGTTCCTGTTCCTGTTCCTGTTCTTGGCTTGCAAGGGGCTTGGAAGGGGCTTCATTTTTTACTACTTTTTTTGGTGTATTTTCACGCTTTTCAGTCATGCAAAATGATTGACTGTATTTGTCGTAAAAGCTTGCTAGATAAGGGTTTGAAGGTAGTGAGTTATACTCGTTTTGCACCCCAATACTACGCTTATCAGTTGCCTTTAGTTTCTCTGCAATTTGAAAACGTGCCATCTCATGCACCCAAACCATCTCGGTTGACTCGTCATAACTGCAAAAACCTACCTCACAAGCCCATTGAAGCCCCTTAGAAGCCCCTTCCATGCCTAAGCCAGTTTCATGCGCAACGTATAAAAGTGGCATGTAATACAGACCTAGCATATTCGCGTGAGGGCACGTCATTAGGTACATTGACACCACAATAGCCTCAGGGCAGTTTCTCAACTGTTTACCAGTCGAGCCTGTCCAAAAATGTGGTGAAACTTTTGCATAGTCACGCATGGTTATTAAGATCCTCATAAGGGGCTTGCAAGGGGCTTTTTTTCAATGTGAGATACACACTAAAAAGCTTCCCTGCCGAATATTGGGCGACTTGAACGTCTATGCATTCCACCAAGTGACGGTGCTCACCGTATTGCACACGGCTACCTGCGCGGTCTAAAGATTTGTGGTACCAGTCCTTTGGTAATGGGTCGCATGAGAAATGCTTTGCGTACTTCTCAGGGCCACATTGAATAGTGCAAAGTGGTTCAGCTACCCATAGGACTTGATTCAGGAATTTCTTAATAGCAAGTTTGTGTTTGCTCACACCTTCTTGAATGCGCATGTTCACGCAGATTTGGCATGTGTCGTTATCACGAATCTTTTTGGCTTGGTTGCGGTCTACAATGAGTTTATTTTTCATCGGCGACCTCACTTGCTTTGAGCTTTTCTTCACGCTGTTTAAAAACACATTCAGCATGGATGACACGAAAACCTTTTGCGTTTTGACGCTTTTCAAAATGACCTGCGCCTTTTGCAACTAATTCCGAGCAGTAATAGCATTTACCAGGGAAACGATTTCTCATGATTCACCGCCTTGCACCAGGTTATGAACTTGGCAATACGCTGAAATGTGGTTCTCGATGTATTTGTCGTCGCCCCATTCTTCTATGGTTCGTACAAGTTCATCAATTGTGACGATATGACGTGTATCTGCCACTTTCTCAGCATGTGTCGCATGACGGATCAAATGCGTAAGTGCAAATTTACGGTTACCATTCAACAAGACACTGTGTTTCTGCACCTGCGTAACTTTCATCACGTCATTGGGCATAAGGCTGTCGATGTAAACCACAAGGTCATCTTTCGCAAAGCTTGCCTCAGTTTTACTTCCCATCTGCATTACACCCATTTCAACCTCAGAAACTAAACAGTGATTGCACTGTTCCCCGTTAAACTCTGAGCATTTGCCCTTGCACTTGTGTTGTGTTAAATTTGAATTGTTCATTGGTTTTCCTGTAAAAGTTAGTGAACACTAAAAGCCTGATTCTCTAGATCAGGCTTTTTTATTTGAATAAGATCCGCATGTAGTCAGGCGAACTAAAAGAATTACTAAGAAATACACGCGTAGCCTCTGCCACTTCAGGTGAGCAATACACGTCATTAGCGTTCACAACCTTTAATCCAACAGCACTCAACAAACCGCTTAAAAGCTCAATGTCTGTCAAGTCATTGGATTTTTTGTCATTTTTCATGCGTGAAAGTGTGCTTGCATCTATCCCCAACTGCTCAGCAACCTTGCTTTGGTTGCTTGCATTGATTGCTCTCAATATGAGCGATGCGTCATTGATGGCGCTTGCAGGTAATTCGATTGATACTCTGCTCATGATGATTCCTAGACAACTTGAATGTTTTGAAAAGAACTTTTTAGGCCGGGTCGTAGATCAAGCGCTAAGAATTTGCTGTTAGTTTTCTTTTGGATCTTTAAGGCAACTTCTACAGAAACCATTCCAGTTGAAAGCATGTGATTAACTGTTGGTTGAGTTATGCCTAGTGCCAATGCTGTTTTGCGCTGACTACCAAAATGATCAACAACCTCTTCAATTAGGTTTTGTGACATACGCACCTCCTATAAGTATTTTTAATAATTTATAGAATATTCTATTTATAGTCAACAAAGACAATAGTTATTTCTATTTTTATCTATTTTACAAAGGTTTGGGGTGATAGAATGTTTTATATAATATAGGTGCGGTATATGGTTTTATTTGGGCACAATGAAATGTCATCTCAGTCAGAGCGTTTAAAAGAAGCGCGGTTGAAGGCCGGACTTTCACAGAAGCAAGTTGCTGAAGCTGTAGGTATGAAGCAACCTTCTTATAATTATTTAGAAAAGAATGATAAAGGTGGTTCGGCTAAATTGCCTGAAATCGCAAAGGTCTTAAATGTTGATCCATATTGGCTTAGAACTGGCAAAACTGCGTCAGATGTTGACGCTGATTTAAAGAAACTACTTGAAAATTCATCAGTTTTTGAATTAGATTCTAATAGTGAAGACCCTGATAGAATCTGGATTGATTTAGTGAACATTCGATTTTCATGTGGAGATGGAGAGTCTATTGAATTTCATTACGATGATGTTCTTGCCAAGCGTGAAATTCCTGCATCCGTTTTTAAAAAACATAATGTAAAACCTGAAAATACAAAACTTGCTCTAGCTACTGGTGATTCACAAGAGCCGTATGTGTGTAATGGTGATGAGTTTGCAATAGATTTGTCTGACACTGAGATAAAAGATGGTGAGTTTTATGCTGTCTATTTTGAAGGTGAAGCAATGCTTAAGCAGGTGTTTAAAGAACAAGGTAAAAAACTTATTTTGCATAGCTTGAACCCAAAGTATAAAGATAAGGTCGTAAGTAGCGATAATGGGGTTGGCTTTAGAGTCATAGGTAGACAATTCTATCGTGCAGGCTAACTATAAATTTATAAAACTACCCGCTTTAAGCGGGTTTTTTTACGCCTGAAATAAAATTTTGTAAATTTCTTTCTATATTTTTCAGATATTTAATAGATAAAAATAGACAATATTATAAATAAATAGATATTTCTATTGATTGTATAAATAGAATATTCTATATTTTACCTCACACACCAACCCAATGTGAGTAAATCAAATGGCAAAACCAACTAACGCAAAACAATTCATCGGCGACCTTAGCGGAGGCGTATTCGCAAACCAATTAGGTGCTGTTATCAGCATGGTTTCTGAAGGCGTTGTGAAGAACAACAAAAAAGGCCAAATCAAAATCACGCTTGATATTTCTCGTATCGGTGATTCAACACAAGTCGAAATCGCACACACCCTTGCTTACGTTGAGCCAACGGCAAAAGGCAAGCGTACTGAAGACACCACTTCAAAATCTCCAATGCATTTCAACGCTGGTGGTGATGTAACGCTGTTCGCAAATCACACCAGTCAGCTTTTTGACGAACACAAACAACACGAAGACGCATAAAGCGCTTCCACTTTCTTTCTAACAATTTTTTCAACTAGCAATAGGAAGCTTTCCAAATGGAAAACACAGAAGCTAAAGCAATCGCAACTCTTGGCAACCCAGTTAAAGAACTCGCTCGTGGTGACTTAATTGCCTTAAATAGTGATTACAAACTTGCTGATTTAGAGCAATTTCTTCATGGCCGTAATCGTGCACGTGGCGTTCTAAAAACCCCATCTTTTGATGACTTTAAGACCTATGTAGTTGGTCACTCTGAAAAGAATAATGCACAAGGTGTATGCGCATCAGCTACAGATGAACCGCGTGCAGAGCCACAAACTGCCCTTGTCTTTGTTGACCATAAAAACGTAGCTGCAACAGCGATCTTGAACTTTATCCAAGGTGATTTTGCTCAGGGCCATTGTGACCACAAAGCAGTTTTAAAACTTGAACCAACTGTAGTTTGGGAAAAATTAAATCAAATCAAAGACAACAAATTCGATCAAAAACGCTTTGCGACTTTGCTTGAAGACTTTGCAGGTGTTTTCGTGGCTATCACTGCCAATGGCGAAGAAATCTCGAACGGTGAAGCACTAAATGCAGTGCGTAACATGAAGGTTGATGTTTCTGCCAAATCAGACAGCCAAGTCAACAACACAAGCGAATCTCGCTCTGTTTTGGAAAATGTTGAAGCCTCAACCACAGTGGGCAAATTACCTGCTTACTTTGAAATCAAAGACTCCGCATATATCGGCTTGGATGAAAAGACCATCAAGTTGCGTCTGATTGTAAATGGTGCGGATGGTTCGCCAGTGTTTGCCCTTCAGATCGTCAAAGAAGAACTTCTACGCAATGAAATTATTCAGGAGTTCAAAAACAAAGTAATTCAACTGCTTCCTGATAACGAAGTTCGTATCGGTACTTTTGAAGCGTAATTTTTAGGCATTAAAAAGCCCTGAGACTTTCGACGGGATCAGGGCTCTTAGTAAACACTTGCAAGCTTACGGGGATAATTATGAATCAACGCGCACCACATAGCAACTTACCTAAGTTTGGTGTTACCAAAAGCCAAACTTCAGCAATCCTCTACCAAGAGCCAACCTTGGAAGAGATCAATCCACCAAGCAAGCCGTGGGTTGAACGTTTTAAGAATTTTTCAGCAACTGCAGTTGTCGCTTTAAGCCTGTTTGGTTTTGGGGTGGTCATTCTTAAAGGTTGTTCTGACGA